TAGAATATGCGTTGATCCAACGGCTCCGCTGGGGCTTCGCGAGGCAATCGCAGCTCTAGTGGCATTGCGTGTTTCCGGTTCGGAGGTGAATACTGCGACATGCTTGCTATTTTGTGGGTCAGCGCTATTACTCCTATTGCTATCTAAATAGTTATTGGTCCCATTCGCCTGTAACCCCGTCTTTCGGTTGTAATTCCACCCGCCAGCCGTGCCAAACCGTGTCGGCGCCGCCCCCACCAGCGGCACCAACGCACCGGCCAGTGTGCGGGCGCCGGCCATGATGCAGCAGGCTTTGATCGCGTTCCAGATACCATCAGCTTTGCAGCCCACCACAAACGCATTGATCGCATCGCGCACTGCGGTTTCCAGTGCCTGGCCATCGGCGGTCTCGACCGCTGTGATGTATGCCGCAGCGTCAGGGTCGTCCAGGCCAATATACGTCTGGCGAAGTATTAACTTTCCTGGAGTGTAAATTGGGCTCATGGTATTACGACTGCGAATCTGTTGATTAGGGTGGTGATGCGGGCATCGAGTAGGGCGAGGTTGAGGGATTCGCCTATGCTGTAGAAGGCTAGGCGGGCGTTGGTAGGAGGTGCAGCATTGGTCGCAGCTCTAAAAACATCAATGGTTGCATTTGAAGGGACAGAAGAATCGCTAGAGTCAACATAAGTCACCCCGGAGTATCTTCTGCTGGATAAAGTAGATGAGTTTCGGGAAATACCTATAAATCCAGCACTAGGATAGTTAGGGGAAGCCGACACACTATTCCCAGTGTTGACTCGATAGTTTTGAAACTGTGCAAGAATAAAAGAAGCCGCTGTGGCTGACGGGCTTGACCCAATCAAGCCGCCAGAGGTGAACGCATTTCCGTAAACGCTTAAATGCTTGCTGTTCTGCGGATCAGCATTGTTATTCCTGCCGCTGTCCAGATACTTCGTGCTTCCATTCCCCACCAGCCCCGTCTTGCGGTTGTAATCCCCCGCCACAAAATTGAAATTCGTCGGCGCAGGCCCCACCAGCGGCACCAGCGCACCAGCCAGCGTGCGGGCGCCGGCCATGATGCAACTCGCCTTGATAGCGCTCCAGATCCCATCAGCCTTACAGCCCCTAATAAACTCATCAATCGCCACCGCCACGGGGTATTCCAATCTCTGATTATCGGCCTCCTCTACCCTTGTCAAATACGACTGAACATCAGGATCAGCAAATGTTGTTATGTAGCCTGGGCGCCATATCAACGTCATCCGTCGCCACCTCCATCTTCGTCGTCCTCTGTGACGCGCACCCAGCGCATAGCCGATTCCACGGCCTCGGTGGCAGGGTCGTCCTGGGCGTAGGTGCCGTCAGCGGCGCGGGGCTGGTCGTAGATCCACTCGCTGCCGTCCAGGGCTGTGAACAGGTCAAACCGCTGCGGATTGGTAGGGCGCTGGCCTCCGGGCTCAGGACGCGCATACGCCAAAATCACCGGGATGCGTTCGGCAGCGATCAGGCCAGCGGCTGCCAATGCCTGCAGGCCAGGCTCAAGGCGGGGGTCGTCAAGCGCCACTGTGGGAGAGTTGGTCAACTCATCTACCAGGGCGGCCACCTGCGGGGACTGCTCGGCAGCAGCAAGAATCGCTCCGTACTCAGCGGCTGAGAACCGGCGAATAAATCCAGAGCTGGTGATCAACCCGATGCGATTCAGGTCGGCATAGACTCGGCCTTGATGCTGTAGAAACTCCAGCGCGAGCTGCTCAGGCGTGGTGCCGTTACGATTGGAGGCCTCTACCCAGCCATCAATTAGGCGGGTGTCGGTGAGGGTGATTGTAAGAGAGGAAAGGGGCATGGTGATCAACCGGCAGAGATTTTCAGGGTTCCGCCGTCGTTCCATAACTGGCCCGCGACGTTGGGATTCGTCGTTGGTATGCCAGAGAACAGGATCGCGCCGTTTGCTTTGAGCGTGATCCTTGTTACGCCATCAGTTTGAAACTCCATATCTCGGGCAGTGCCGCCGTCTGCGCCTTTTTCGGTGCCGATGCGCAGGATGTTGCTGGCCCATTCAATCTTCGCCCGCTCAAAGTTGGTGTCGGTGGTGAAGGTGTTGTAGATGCGAGAGGATTGGGCATTGGTACTGTTGCGCTGGGCGAATATGCCAGCGCCTTCATCCCAAAAAGCAGTTTTCATAGTTCCAAAACCGCCATCCGTCGCCCATCCAAAATGCGTTATATCTGGAGAGCGGAAACGAAAACTGCTGCTGAATATCCTTAGGCGATTTGAGCCAGCAACAGCCAAAGAGACTTCAGCGGCGCTAGTGACAAGAACACCATTCCAAGTTACACTTCCTTGGCGATTAACAACAAAAGAGCTACTCCCATTCAACTGCAGATCTAGCAGGTTTCCGGTAAACCCACTCGGCGCATTCACCCCCAGCCCTGTGCCAGACGTGCTCCAGGCGGTAGACGTAGTGCCCGCAGGCTCGATCAGGAAGTGCGGCTTGGTGGTTGTGCTGGTGCCGCCCGTGAACCACGAGCCGGTGAAATGTTTGGCTGGAGCACTAGCCAGACTTGTATAGCTGTTGATCAAACGGCCAGCCAGAGTAACTGACGTGCCATCAAACGTCATCGTGCTGACGCCTTGATACGAACCATTCAGGTTGTAGACAAGCTGCCCAGTAGAGCCGCCCACCAAGGCCACAGTCCCCGTCTGATCAGGGAATGAGATGGTGTTGTTCCTGGTCGGCGTTACACACTGAATTGTTGTAGTGAAGTCGCCGCCGTCATCAAGTTTGATGTCACCCGGAACCTGCAATTCACCAGTGATCCAGCGAAAACTGGAAACAGCACCGAAGGCGCCATCCAGGTTTAGCTGAATGTCGCCACTGTTTCCAGCAGGGTTGCCGCCGCCAGCCGCATCCAGGGTTCCAGTAAATGGGTTGAACTTATATTGCATAAAAATCAGCTCCTAACGACCGAAATAAGGTTATTACTCCCATCATAAGAAAGAGTTAAAGTAGCAACACCGACATTATTAAAACTGTATGCAACACCAACTAAATTAGATCCCGAATATGCAAGGGATACTCTATTGTGGTTTGGAATATTTAGTCCAGAAATAACCGGAACTGGATTAGAAACGGTATTAGAAACTGTTACTACCCCGACAGTTGTAGAACCACCTCCACTACCCCCAAATGAAGTAACTTGATTTCCGTCACTATCAACTACAGCAACTCCCTGAACAAGTTGTCCAGAATTTAATTTTACTGAGGATTTTTTATCAAGAAGCGACATTTTTAACGGGGTTTCTTTAGTTATTTATTAAAACTATTTAGTCAATAAATCTCTTTCCACCTCAAAGAAACACCAACATTTGTTGAATTAGAACCAATATTGGTAACTATTACAGAAAAAATCTCAGAATTGGTTGAATTATAATTCTGAGACAAGAAATTTTTCTTTGATGTGGGGCCAGATTGAATGTTAGAAGAAGTTGCGGCTGGTTTATTTACATTTTGACTGTCACCAGAAGCATATCCACTCATAAAATCCTCAAATAGAGTTGTTCCAACTCCGGTTGCAGTTTGGTTGTATTCAACAACAGATTCGGGGTGTTCAGAAATCCAGGTCCCGGTTGTACTCAAACCCACGGCACTATTAATTTTTACTACCTCATACTTTATATTTGATCCAACACTAAAAACTGAAATATCCTCTAATTTTACCGTAGCTCTATTTGGATAACCTTTAAAAGAATTTTTAAGTTTAATTGCCAGAACAGGAACTGTTGATCCAACACCAACAGATCTTAAAGAAGTTGCATGAGAAAATTCTCTTCCAGCCTCTGTATAACCACCCTCACTCATCACAGTAGAGCAAATTTGGATAAAAGACCCCCCAGCACCAACTTGAGTTCCAGTGTTTCTAATTTCACATCTTACTGGGAGATTGGGATTTGACATGTAAACGGTATCAACATTATTAGAATTATAAAATTCATGTGCAACAATATTCTTACCATCAAGACTAAATCCACAACGAACTCTACCAACACCAAGCCATTCAAAATCGGTAAAGAAAAGTTGAGTTTTTGTAATGTCTAAATCAAATCCAGAGACGCCACTTCCATCAAGTTGATCTTTGTTCCATTGAGATTGTGGAATTCTTCTTTCCGAATTACCAATACCGGCATTAACAAAAGAACGAATTACAAAATTAAGATTTCCATTTTGATCCTGTTCAAAATAAATTCCGTCCCTATCATCAAAATAACCGGTCCTCTTGATTACATTTTGTTGAGGTTGTCCAAAGTTAAAAGAGGAGTAAATCAATTGAGATTTACCTGGCATATAATGATGATATCTTTTTGTCTGATGAATTGTATAACCATTAGTAGAAATACCAGATTGAAGATTCGCGGCTGCCTGGTTGACGTTAAAAGTCAATGTGGCGCCGATTCCAGAATAAACATCAATAAAATCTGGATCAATTGAATAAAGATGTTTATAATCACCTAGGGTAAATGGCTCAGAAACTCTTGCCCTACCAAAAGCATCATCTTGAGGTTTATATGGTTCATAAAGGTGTGACATTTAGATGACTCTCCAAGAATTATTTCTCCAAATGAAGGTAAGAGATCCAAAATTATAAGCAAGAATTGCCCGATCTCTTCCATCAATTAAATCTGAACTTGATGGTAAAATAGTGATGTATCGATTGGTTCCTTTGGATGCTTCTCCTAACTCGTCCTTTACAACAAAAATCTTCCCCTCTCTTTCGGCTTTAGGAAGTACAATTGTTACTGCACCTGAGAAATTTACTCCAATATAATAGTCTTGTGGAACTATTTGATAAAAAGAAGAAGTTACGGATGTCATTGGAACATCCATAAAAGTCAGATTAGTTTCACCACCTCCACCTAGGGTAGAGAGCTGTTGTTGAACCCGATCAATAAAGATCTTATAGTGCTTTTGGAATTCTTCTAGAGTAAGAAAGTTTTGATTAAGAGGAGTTAACGGATCAGAATTATTTGTTTTAATTGGTTCCGCAAGAAGCCCCAGGGATTTTTGAATGAGAGTTGGTTGACCAAAAGATGTCTCTTCTTTTTTCTTCTTTTTTGGTCTAGATTTCTGTTCGATTAGGGGTTTAACAAAAGATTCTTCAAAGGAATTGGATATTAATTCATCCAATTCCTCCTTGGCCTTTCTTTTTTCTTCAGATACTAGTTTAAAGAAATCTGAAAGATCACTCATTTACGTTAAACATACTAGCAGCAACTTCTGGCCGGTATTCATCAATTTTTTCTACTGCCTTGACAGAAAGAATATTTTTGATTGCATCGCTGATAGCAGAAGGAGATTCATCCTCAATAATGGCATTAATTAGTTCTTCCATGGTTGTTTATAATGAACTGCTACTATTTAGATGTCGCCACCTTTTGGCATTTCTACTGCCTTTGTTTTGACTTCTGGTTCTGTTGGAACCTTACCCATATCACCTTCAATTTCCTCTGGTGGTGGTTCTGCGAGAGGCTGCCCGGTTTCTGGATCAATAGGAATAGAAGGATCTGGGATAACTCCGGTCTCAATTTCCTTTTGAATCAGAGCATCTTGTTCAACAATTTCTTCATCAGTCTGTCTAAGAACTTTCCTTCTAACATAATCCTGGGAATAAAATCTTCCAATATAAGGCTCGGCCATTGAGACCATATTCAGTCTTTCGGTGAGAAGCTCAGATTCTTTGAGTTCTGCAAAATGATTATCATAAAGGAAATCAAATTGAATATGCTCACTCATCTCGGCCCAATCTTCTGGAGTAATAATATTCTTAAGAATCAATTGAGTTCTTAGGAGGTCCACAAACAACCTAGAGAATCGTTTTCTAAGTCTCCCCACAAACTTTGAAAACTTAACTTCGTCTCTGAGAATTTCTGAAGACCTACCTAGGTTAAAACCACTTTCACCATCAATTCTTGAGGACGGAACATTCAATGACTTATAAAGTTTTCTCTGGAAATAATTAAGGTCAGTTAGTTCTCCAAGATTCTGTGATCCAGGGAGAGTAGTTACCTCAGTTCCTCTTCCACCTTCTCGTCTTGGAAGCCAATAATCATCCATAAGACTCTGGAATCTTCTGTCGTTTGAAACTTCTCCGGTTTCAATATTATAATTCATCTTATTTCGGTATCTCATCATTGTTTCTCTGAGATACTGCTCGGCCTTGACTTTGGGCATATTACCCACATCAATATAGAAAATTCTTCTCTCGGTCCCTCTAACCATTCGATAAATTACAATACTATCCTCAATCATTCTAAGTTGATTAAGAGATTTAATTGCCTTATTGAGATAAGAAAGAGTAATATTTTTATTGCGATCAATCAGACCAGAAGTACAAAAAGTTACACTATCTTTGGCTAGTTTAATTTCACCATCATTATCATTTCTTGCTGAAGAAATATTGGTTCCAGAATTTGGATAAGATGGTCTTGGACTATAAAGAAAATATTCCTCCATTTCGGGGAACTTATAAGTCATTGGATCATTATTTCTAGGATCGTGTTGAAGAATTCTATTATTACTCTTATCTTGCTTGGCCTTTCGGATATACCTCATCTTCAGGCTGTCAATATACCGAAGTTCTTGAATTCCTAGTTCTGGTTTTTTAAGATCAATAACCTTATGGTAATAAAGTCTACCATCAACATACCAATTTCTATAAATCTCGTGACATTTTTTATCAAAATCAAGAAGTTTTAGAACGTGTTTAAATTCCTCTCTGATTTTTGTCTTAATACCATCACTAGCATTTAGATTAGACAATTCAATCTGAACCGGACTGTCATAAGTATCAGAAACAATTGCCTCATTTACAATATCTTCAATGGCCTCGTCCACCTCTGGGTGAAGTGCCATTTCTCGATAACGTTTGATTAATTCAAATTCGTTTCTATAAACACCCTCAATATCAACATAAGAGCCAAAAAACCCAGACGTTAGATAATAATCTGCCCCGTCCTCGGCATTTTGAGGAACGGGGGAGATTGTACTTGGGGTTAATTCGGTGCGATCATTAATTGAGAAACCAAATAACTTTGCCATAATTTAAATTTTAAGATCACCCTATTTAGGTTACTTAATTGGCCTGTTTGCCTGATCTGCTGGACTACCGGCTTCCCACCAGTTTACTTGGAAATCGACAGTAAACCGCTCGATTTCATTGTTGGTTCCATAAGATAGATCAATTGCTGATACATTGGAAGGCCAAATATCATACATTTTATAGGTTCTTAGTGGAGTAAGAGAACTATTATTTTGGGCAGTACTAGCAGTATCAGAAAAACTAGTAGAACCCCGACCAAGTTGATGGACCAAGGCATCAACCATATAAGCATTTGGTGAAGTAGCACCAGTTGCATTTTCAAGTTTGTTGATTAGATTAGCCCAGAGTTCAAATGCAGAACGGAGCCTGAAGTCCTCATCGTTGATTACGGTTACTGACCAGATATCAATAGTACGGTCTCCGGCCACTTTCATAATACGACCCCTGAAAGGAATATTGATTGGATCAATATTTGATGCTGGCATGGAGGTTGCATCACAAAGAAATTTGAAGGATGTTTTTTCCTCTGTTCCCCAAATACCACTAAGGGAATTTGGAAAACTTGGAATTTCAACCTCAAACAGATTAGGGCGAGCACCACCACCTTTTAGGGCTGATTTAAAACCGTTGATTGTGCGTAAAGTAGACATTTTAGAAAATCCTCCTTAAGTTAATGGGTTTATAATTAAACTCGTCCAGTCACTTCTTCAAAGCTAACCCCAGTTCTAGTAGCAACGAATGTAAGAGTTACATAGTTGATAGACTTGGTGGGCTTTAGGAAAATGTCTGCTCTAAATTCATTATTATCAATAACATCTGGAGTGTTATTAGTTTCGTCACAGATCACCCGGAAATCAATCAGACCTCGTTTTGCCTGAACATCCCTTAGATAGGGCTCAACAATGTTGATAAAGTTTGCTCTGGTAATGGCATCATTCAGCTCAAAGAGTTGAGCCTGAGCAGTTCTTTCAAGAGCCTGTTCAACAGTAAGGAATAGCTTTCTGACATTGATACGATCAAATGCTGAGGCAAATCCAAGAGCAGTTCTGTCACCAAACAGAAGAGCCCCGATACCAGGCTGGTTTACAATGGAATTGATCCGTAGAGGATACAAACGATCTCTCTGGGCCTTGTTTGGATTGTAGGCCAGTTTGATAGCATTGTTTAGGATACCTCTTTGCTGACCAGCAGGAGAGAACCAAGGATAAAGTTCAATCGCGGTTCTTACCATTAGACCTGCAACGTCAGCATTGCAAGGAATGTAACGGAACTTGTTATTGAAACGATCAAAGGTGTACTTATAACCGCTATCAAAAACAGCATAGGAAGAAGAACTCAATGGGGAGAAGAACTCAATAATCTCATCGGTTTGCTGATTTGAGTCACTGATGTCTACTACATCGCCCCGATGAGGAGAAATCACTGCAATACAATCCTTACGATTATTCGCAATTGAAATCAGTTCTTGGGCCTTTGCCTGTGATTCAAATTTATTACCAAGACCAGGACCCATAATTAGATAATCAACCTCAATTTCATCTCGGTTAGAGAAGAGGCGATATGCACTAACAAGACCACCCAGAGTTGCGGTGTAGCCATCAGTTGGTGTGTAGTTCTTACCACCAGAGAGATTGTAAGTAACGTTTCCTAGGGCACTGAAGGTCTTGTCTTGGGCAGGAAGATTCCATTGACCCTGTGAAGTGGAAAGACCAGTAAAACCAGAGGCAAATCCAGTTTGTACTACTACTTCATTTGGATTAGAATTGTCTGAAGGGTTATCGCCAGCATAAACATAATTGGAGAACTGGGCGATGTAAATCTTCCAGAAATTCTTCTGCGCAGGATTTACTGCAGAAATTGCATCAGATGCCTTGGAGAGGAACAGATGCTTCTCTATCAGATTACCTTGAATTCCGGTTACGCTACCGCTATCGTCAACAATGGCAACATGAATGGAATCATTTTTGGCACTACGCTCTAGGGCAAACTGAGTAGTGGTTGGTTTAGGAGCAATAGAACTCCATAGAATTCGGCTATTATCCAGCTCAAGGAATTGCTCATCATACCAGTCTTTTACTGAACTAGCAGCAAGAGTATGAGTAGTGGTAGCAGAACCTGAGCTGTTTACAACTGAAATGGTATTGCCAGCCAGAATAGAAGCCGCCTGATTTCTTTGCTGATAAGTTACTGGGATATCTACAGTAGTACCAGAGGCAACAACCGAGGTGATTTTTACGTCAAGAGTGGAAGCCCCAACTCCGGTAATAATACCCTTCAGGTGGCCATTAAAGAGGCTAGTTGACCCGGCTCCGGCAATGACCTGATTAGTAAGAGCAACTGTTACACCAAAACCAACTGATGCGGCAGATCTGGTAGAAGAGTTTACAGTCAGAATTTGGTCAGCTTTGTCATCAATCACACAAACTTTTAGGCCATTTGCCCAAGTACCAGGAGTCTTGGCAGCAAAGACGTAGTTGGCCAGATCATCATCATAATTTAGTTCATAATCATCAAAGTTTTTGATTTTTAGAGTCGGTTCTCCGGCAGTAGAAACACCAGCAGCATTGCGAATTGCATTCGCAGTAACCAGATTGTCGTCATCAACTCTGGCTACTTTAAGAATACCGCCATAAGATAGATAAGAGGATGCTGAAATCCAATATTCATATTGAGAGTCTTCATTTTTTGGTTTACCAAAAACGTTGATAAGTTCCTGTTCTGTGGTGATGTCTACTGCTTCTTCGACAGGACCAATTGGAAAAGGTCCAGCAATAGCGCCAATATTATCTAAAATATTGTCAACACGACCTACTGTGAGATCAACTTCCCTAATTAGAACCCCAGGAGATAATTGAGGTGTAGCCATTTGTACTCCCTTTATATACTTGCTATTAATTATTTAGAAAAAAGGAGAGCTTAATAACTATAATCCCACAAAGAAACAAGTTCATCCGGAGAAACTACATTCCAGAGTAAATCTTTTTCAACAAAGGTCTCAGGCTCTATTCCGGTTTCTATAAAACCTATTGGTAAAATACTGTCATCTTCTTCACGCTCTTCATTTTCTTTAAATAATCTTTTTCTTATATCGTCATCAGTGATTTCTCGGAAGTATTCTTGGGTGG